CATATCTATATATAGTAGTTAGTCAATACTAACCTACCTATAAGAAAAATCCCTCCCTCTGCACTCGGTAGGGTAGGGGAGTACAGCAATTTTTACAATGTAAATAGCAACATATACAATTTAGTGTATGGTATAATATAGACAATGACAGAAACAAGAAAGGGGTTTCCAATGAAAAAAGAAGTCATGATTAAAATCACTTTTACCGATGATGACATTACTCTTGAGGGTGAGAACCTGCAAAAACTGACCGAGGATGACATCATCGACAGTATTAAGGTGCTTGTCAGTCTTTCAATGATTATGTTTGGAGAGCAGAAGGGAGACTCTACAAATGGAAATGCGTAAATTCATCATCGAAATTCACCCCAACGGCACGTTGACGTGCTGCGAGTACGAGGACCCGGTGGGCGCTATCCGAGCCGCAAACAATCGGGCATGGTTGGCCGGTTATAAGCAAGCTCTCATTCATTGCGACGAGCAAGTACACACCCTTGAGGGTTTTAAAGGCACTTGCTTGTCAGCCGATCTTATGTATCAGGGTGCGGCCCATGTGCGTGACGGGGTACAGGCCATGTACTCCTTATATAACAAGAAATAAGTCGAAACGGCCCTCCGGGCCGTCTATCGGGGTCGCCCGCCCGGTATTGATAATGACAGGGCACAGAACGAAAGGAGTTATATTATGAATTTTCGTAACAACAAGAGCGCAGCCAGCAAGAGCACCCGCAAAAACACTAAGACATTTGTTAAGTTGTCCGAAGTTGAGGGGGCCTTGCAGATTGAGGATGGCGCCATGTGGCTTAAGTCTGGCAAGTATGATGCGCCGTCAGTGTCCATTAAGGTTGACCCGGATGTGATGCTGTCCGACTGGGTGCGCAAGATCGTTTTGCGCAATGTTGAGCTAACTGTTGAGGAGAACGAGAAGGGCTACCCGGAACTTATCATTTCCGGCCAGAGTGTTGCCGATGATACGGGCGATTTGCCATTCTAATCGGCGGGCGGCCATAGGCCGCCCTTATTTATTATAGGAGACCCCATGAAAAGTAAAGATAACAGAGTATCCTTGCTGAACTGCGACGACTCCCTGATATATCTTGCCTCTGCTATTGTATATAGTGGAGTCGCAACCAAAGATATTGAGTTCTTCCGCTCTGACTGGGCCAAAATCATTTTCAGCGGATTGGGCATTGAAGCGGACCCTCTGGACTGGTATTATATGATTATAGATAGAAAGGAGCGCGAGAAACATGGCAGTAGGCGCAGCTAAAGCAAGTGCAACCCTTAAATACAGTGCCGAGTTATATACCCCCTATGCGTTGGAATCGTGGCCAGATAATCAGATGCGCAAAGAGTATACCCGACTGCGCGATATTGCGCAGAAACGTATTAAGCGCCTATCAAAAGACCCCATCAGCGGCACAAGTGACGTTTATAAAGAATTTGCCGGAGGGTTCCCAACTCTAAAGGCACTGCAAGGAGACCGCAAAGCATTGGAACAGGCGCTCGCGGATGTAGCGCGTTTTGTGCGTTCTAAAGGTTCCACAGTAGGCGGTGCCCGTGAGGAATTCACGCAAAAAATGAAAGTTGGCGGTATTGATGTAGCCGACGTGCCCGAGGATCAGTACACGGCTCTGTCGGAATGGTGGGAGATCGTGAAAGCATCGGGCGTCTATTATTATCCGTCTGACCAACCCGTTATGTATTGGCGCGAGAAAGGCGGCTACAATGTCAGTATTGACGATTTTGTAAAGTGGCAGCAAGGCGAGGTCAACTATGGTAAAGAATGGGACTACAGCGACGGCAGCAGTTCCGCCGACCTGCGCGGAGGTTTTGGCGGAGGCTTGTAATTATAATCCTGTCCCGTGGCTTATGGAGCATTTAGAACGCAAACACACAAAAGGCAAGAAACGCAAAACAAACAAGAAGCGCTTGTATGTGAATATGCCGTGCGCGTTTGATATTGAGACAAGCCGCGTGTGTGTTGATGCGGACGACAATCCCCACACCATAATGTATATTTGGCAGTGTCAACTCGGTTTGGATATTACCATTATTGGTAGGACGTGGGACGAGTGGCTGAACTTTACGGGAGCAATCAGCGACTATTTGCAAGCAAACAGCGGTCCTCAGGGTGACTGGTTTCTGTGTATGTACGTTCACAATCTTGCACATGAATTTCAATATTTGTCGGGTGTTCTGGATTTCGGGCCGGGGGATGTGTTCGCCAGCAAGCCACGCAGGGTCTTAAAATGCGACAATCGCGCTATTGAGTACCGATGCAGTATGCGGCACAGCAATTTGTCCCTTGATGCCTGGGGCAAACAGCTGGGTGCCCCTCATGCCAAATTGACGGGGGCACTTGATTATTCAAAGGTTCGCTACCCATGGACGCCTTTAACGTCTACAGAATTAGCGTATTGTGTCAATGATGTTCGGTGCATTGTAGAGTGCCTGTTAATTGAGATGAAGCGAGACGGCGACGACCTCTATACGTTACCATTGACGCGCACCGGCTACGTCCGGCGGATGGCCCGAGAAGCAATGTATAAATGGGGCATTAAACGGGTCAAGCGCCTTTTGCCGTCATGGGACCTTTACCAAATGTTACGGGAAGCGTTCCGAGGCGGTGACACGCACGCCAACCGCTATTATGTGGGGTTACATTTAGAAAACGTTGGTTCCGTGGATATGTCGAGCGCATACCCTGCCGTACAATGTGAATGTTATTTTCCTATGACTCCATTTAGGCAGGAACTGCCCACCGTAGAGCGTTTGATGCAATGTATGAGGCACGGCAAGGCGTGTCTGATGCGCTTGCAAGTGAAAGGTTTGCGTCAGCGTTTCAAGTGGTGGGGGTTTCCATATATCCCCCTTGCAAAGGTTCGGCATTGTGAAGGATACATTAACGACAATGGCCGTCTGCTGTCTGCTGAACAGTTGGAGATCACCATAACCGATATAGATTTTAGAATCATTGCCAAAGAATATGATTGGGACGCTCTTAACGTTATGGACCTCTACACGTCCGATTATGGCAAACTGCCAAAGCCCTTGACGGATTGTGTAAAAGAGAGTTATACCGGCAAAACATCTCTTAAAGGTGTGGCCGGTCAAGATTTGTATTATGTCAAAGCCAAGGGCGATCTCAATAGCTATTACGGCATGACAGCACAAGACCCCTTGCAGCTGGACACACTTTTTGACGAGGACGACCCCGACAATCTTTGGAGCGAATGCACCGACGACCCAGAGGGCAGTTATAACGACCACTGCCCCCACTTGTTCCTGCCTTACCAATGGGGCGTATGGACAACGGCCCACACTCGCAAGCGCCTAAAAATAGCACAATGGGCCGCGGGCAAAAATGGCGTGTACTGCGACACTGACAGCGTCAAATACATGGGTAATATTGATTTAGCGGAGTTTAACAAATCTGTGAAACAGCTTGCGAAAGATAATGGCGCATGTGCTGCGGACCCAAAAGGCAATATTCATTACATGGGCGTGTATGAGCAAGAGCGCAGCTATGCGGAGTTTATGACGTGGGGCGCAAAAAAATACGCGACTACCTATAAAAAGGGCGGGCCGATCACTACTACCATAGCCGGAGTTAGCAAACGGAAAGGCGGTTTGGAGCTGGCCCTGTGGGGTGGTTTTGAGGTGTTTAAACCCGGCTTTACGTTCTGTCTTGCCGCCGGAAATCAGGTTATTTATAATGACCGGCCCAATGTGCCCGATTTTGTGGTTGACGGGCATACGGTACATGTAGCAAGAAACCTGTGTATTTGTGATAATACGTACACATTGGGAATTACCGACGAATATGCAAAGATATTAGGCTACAAGATTATGGAGGTTGTCTGATGATTAAACTGTACACTGATGAAGGTTGGCCGAATTTTTCCGAAAAAGATGGCATTTTGTCCACAGGGGCCCCCATTATTTTCATCTGGGGCGGGCGTGGTACCGGCAAGACCTATGGGGCACTAAAGCACGTTCACCAGACCGGCGACGAATTTCTGTATTTGCGTAGGACTCCGCAGCAAGCGGAACTTATTTGCGCGTCACCCAGTATGTGGCCGTGGTCTCCATTGAACGACGATTTGCAAACACATTACGCCCCTTTTAAAATACCTAAAATCGCGGGACTGTATGAAGTGGGCAATGCAGGAGCCTACACGGATACAGGAGCACCCATAAAACCGGCCAAGATGTCGGGCGTAGTGGGTAGTGTGGTGACTCTTGCTCGCACCCGTGGTTTTTCAAGCCCCCATACCAATATAATTATCTTGGACGAATACCAGAAAGAAGAATCTGACTATTACCGGCGGGGCGAGGGTGTGGGCCTTGCCAACATTTATGAGACGGTCAACCGTAACCGCGAATTACAAGGGCAAGAGCCCTTGACGTTGCTATGTATGTCAAACGCTGTAGGCATGGCAAACCCCTATTATATGCAGTGGGAAATCACCGATACAGTCGAGAAGATGATCGGCAAGAAAGAGCGCGTCAAGCTGTTGGCCGATAAGGGCATTCTGTTGATTGATCTTGTGGACAGCCCTATTGCCAAAGAGAAAGCCAATACGGCCCTCTATAGGTCCATGACTGGCACAGATTTTTACAGGTCCGCTATTGAAAACCAGTACAGCGCCGAGGAGAAAAGTTTGGTTGTATCCCGGCCCCTCCGGGAATACTACCCACTTGTTCAAATTGGGCGGTGCTGCATCTATGAGCATAAGAGTAAACCCCTCTACTATGTGTGTCGTCATCGGTCTGGCGAGATGCCCACATACGGCACCGGCGATTATGAGCGGAAACGATTCAGGGCCGCGTATGGGTATATCTGGCCCGCGTACTTGCAGCGGCAACTCGAATTCGAGCGTTACTCAGATGAAATTTTCTTTCGCGAGTATTGCGGTACTTGACTTTTTTATACGGTTAGTATATATTAAAGTTAATCCCAGGTGCCCACAGGCAGCCCCCAGAAGGGGCGGGCGAGCGTCAGCCAGCGCGTGAACCTGGGATTTACTTGTATCTGTAAGGGAGGTGCACAAAATGGATGCCAATACTGTGATTCAGGCTATTTCTAATGTGGGGTTTCCTATCGCTGCTTTTCTGCTGATGTGGTATCAGTGTAATACCGTTGTCAAGGAGAACACTGCGGCTATTACCGAGATGCGGCTTGCCCTGGACGACATCAAGAAGGAGAGCTGACTATGGGTTGTTATATCATTTTTGCCCAGTCGATCACAAACGAGCGTGCTTTTCTGCTGGCCGATTTATGCGCTCGGTTGGGCGTTACCTATTATAGCGACTGGGCCAACGGCGACCGCACGCGGCAGTGCTGCGCAGTGGGTCCCGTAACCAAAGGAGACAAAGACCTGATTGTCAAATGTCTTGCGCATGACACATACGTTGTAATGGAGGCGACCAAAGTTGAAAATCAGTGAAAAAGCGGCCCTCGCTATGGCCGGATACACCAAAGCAGAGATCGAAGCTATGGAGCAGCCCGTGACGCAGCCCGTGACGCAGCCCGTCCCGCAGCCCGTCCCGCAGCCCGTGACGCAGCCCGTGACGCAGCCCGTCCCGCAGCCCGTCCCGCAGCCCGTGCCGCAGCCCGTGCCGCAGCCCGCGCCGCAGTACGATGGCCTTGAAACCCTGTTGCGGGAGATTTTGCAGGGCCAGCAGACCAGCGCACAGGCAATGCAGACTATGACCCAGACATTGCAGGCAAACGCGCTGGGCCTTGGTATCCAGCAGCAGCCGGCGGCAGATGCCGCTACGGTGACGGCCCGAATCATCGACCCGACCTATGGAAAGGAAGTAAAGTAATATGCCTCTTGGTATGGATTTTGCGGACATTGCCGCAATTTTGACAGAGATCAACAAACTGGCCACCGGGCAGGAGCCGACGTCGCCCGTCGTGGATACGTCCAGTTTCGTTTCTGTGGCACAGGCCACGCTGCTGACAGGTACCGACAACTACACCAAGGCGATCAGCCAGGTGCTGGGCCGCACCATTTTTGCCGTCCGTCCCTATGACGCACCCCTGAAGCGCTTGCAGGTCACGGGTGACGACTGGTCGAACCATGTGCGGAAGATCAATTTCTGCGACACTGACCCCGTCACCGATAAGGCGTGGGCGCTGGAGGACGGCAAGAGCGTGGATATGTACGAAGTCCACAAGCCTAAAGTCCTTCAGACGAACTACTATGGCCAGACCAATTACAGCCGCGTGTACACGCAGGCTGATACCCAGATGGAAGCGGCCTTCAAAGGCCCCGAGGAACTGGCGCAGTTCTGGTCCTCGTTCGTGCTGCATCTGTCGAACCAGATCGAGGCGGATCGCCGTAACCTTGCCAACAACCTGATGGCCAATCATCTGACCGGCATGACTGTGACCAGCCCGAACAGCGTCATTTATCTGCTTGACGAGTACAACGCCCAGCAGGGCACGAAACTGACCGTTCAGGACGTGTATAAGGAAGCGAACTTCCCGGGGTTTGCCAAATATGCCTATGGCCGTATCAACGATATTTCCCGCCTGATGAAGGAACGCTCCATCAACTGGCATCAGAACTGGAAGATCGGCGGCACGACGTACAACATCATGCGGCACACCCCGTATGATCGCCAGCACCTCTATCTGTACAGTGGCACGCAGAGCCAGATCGACGCCCGCGTGATTCCCGAGGTATTCCATGACAACATGCTGAAATACCGCGATGCGGAGCAGGTCACGTTCTGGCAGAACATCGACGAGCGCGAGACCATTTCCGCGACACCTGTTGTGACCACTGCTGCCGGTGTGGCGTCCAAGAATGCAGCAGTGCAGCTCTCCAATGTATTCGGGTGCCTGCTGGACTGGGACGCCATCGGCTACACTCCGAAGCTGTCCCGCGTGGTCCCTACCCCCATGAACGCACGCGGCCTGTATACGAATTTCTGGTATCACTACGGGTGGTCGTGGTACGACGACTTCACCGAGAACGCCGTTCTGTTCCTGATGACCGCCGGAGACGTCACTGCACCCGGCACGGGCAAAGCAGCCAGAGCCACCACCCTGAAAACCACCACGCACAAGGATGAGGACCCCTCGAAGTCCTGACCGGCACCGGCGGGCATCTGCCCGCCGGTTATTTTATAGGAGGTGCAAAATGCAAGCTACCTTTTATCAGTTTGCAAAGCGCACAAACAGCACAAAGCGGCCCAGCGGTGGGCAGGAGTTCGGAATTGACCTTAAAGCCCCTTGTAACATCATTGACCCAGAGATCAAGATTGCAACACAAAGCGACCCCACCGGGTACAATTATTGCTACCTTCCCACATTCAGCCGGTATTACTGGGTTAAAAATTGGACGTACGCCGACGGGCTCTGGAATGCCTCGCTGACTGTTGACACGCTGGCAAGCTACCGTGACCAGATCGGGTATTCTACCGAATATGTGGTTAGATCGTCGGCAAAGTATAACGGCACCATTTCAGACGGCCTATATCCAGCAACAGCCGAAGTACGGAGTGTGACAAGCGCTTTTCAAGGCGGTTTTTCCGAAACAATAAGCGGGGGCTTTTTTGTTATCGGGTTTATAGCCAAAGCTGCAAATTCCATTGGTGCCATTACCTATGTAGTAATGACTCCCGGGAATGCTAAAAAACTATCTGCTAAATTGCTAACCGATGTGTCATATCTTAGTATTGATAATGCAGAAATTAGCGATAGTTTAACAAAAGTACTTTTTAATCCGTATCAGTATATCGTAAGTTGTAATTACTTTCCATTTGATGTTGCCAAACTCACCGCGCATTTGCCGCTTGTATCTAGTGTAGATGTTGGGTGGTGGTCCATAGACATCCCTTGCTGGATTTTGGGAGCAGATAACAACAATTTAACAAAATCGGTAAGTGTGGGTATCCCAAAGCACCCACAAGCGGCAAGTCGTGGAGGTTATTGTAATGCACCCCCGTACACGGACTACACTATCTTCTTGCAGCCCTTCGGAGTAATTCCCCTCGACGCATCTAAATTGTGGGGCGCTGCAACATTATCTATACAGTATACGGTGGATCTTTTCACCGGCGACAGCATCTTGCGTATATTAACCAATACAAATCAGCTAGTGTATGAGACAACCGCCAAACTCGGGGTACCTATTCAACTTTCAAATATTGCATTTGATATACCATCCGGCAGCGGAGGACTGCTGCAAACGGGTATAGCTGCTGCGTTCGGTGGTCTCCAGGCAGCATTAACTGGGGGATCTTTCTCAGACGTCGGAAACGGTATTCTAAATGCTGCACAAGCAACCAATGCTGATGTTGCAAGTAAGGGTGCCACTGGTTCTACAATAGCTTTTGATTCGGTACCGTATATGGTCGCTCGCTTTAAAATTCTTGTGGACGACAACAATGAGGACCACGGAAGGCCCCTGTGTAAGCGGGTACAGTTGTCCACAATTCCGGGGTTTATCATGGTGGATGATCCAGACATTGCGCTCAATGCCACAGCGGCAGAGATAGACAGTGTTAAAAGCTATCTCAAAAACGGTTTTTTCTATGAGTAGGAGGTGAAAAAAACAATGGCAGTATATAAACAGTGTATTACTGACGTGTCGCCAATCAGAGTGACCGCCGGTTATCCGGCGTACTCGGACGGAAGCCCCCACAGGGGCATTGACACGGTTCACGGCAATCATAAAGCCTACGCGCCCGAGGCGGGCGTTGTGGTCGTGGCGCAGCACTGGAATGGCAGTACCTCGGGTGATCAGTCGTGGGGCAATATGATCAAAGTCAGAATGGCCGACGGCACCACCTGGCGCGCTGCACACTTTGCTTCGCAGATATGGAACGTCGGCGACACGATCACAAAGGGTCAGTTTATTGGCACACAGGGGCAGACCGGGTACGCAACGGGCATTCACACGCATTGGGAGTACGCCGATGCCGCCGGAAACCTGAGGGACCCGTCCAGCATTATCAGAATCCCGAATCAGGTCGGAACATGGGAAGTAGAATGGGACTCCGGCGGAGGCCCCGGCGGAGGCCCCGGCCCGGGTCCGTGGCCTACCGGCAAGCTGCCGATTTGGTTACTGTTCAAAATGTCTAAAGGAGGTCGTCTGTTATGAGCGCGCCCTACAGCTATGAGCAGATCAACGCTCATGTGTCGCCGGTGACTCCCTCCGTGATGCACACCAAGGGCAACAGCTTATCCTATTATTTCCGCAAATATCTGTTCCTTGAAGCTGTGTCTATGGTCCGCTGGACGCTCCCCGACACATGGCCCAGCAACCGCTTGCAATATCTTGTTTTTGGTTCCGGCGGTGTTACGGTGTTCAATACTGACCGTTACGGCCTGGTATATGACCGAATGGGATTGACCGGCATTAACATTTTTTATAATCCTACGCACTCCATTATTGCAAACCCTTTTATCAAAGGGTCCCCTTATTTGCAAATCGGGAAGCAGTGCGAGATCATCAATTTGCAGCCCGATTACCGCGGTATGGTTGATATTGTGGCCTATTATGGGGATATGATGGCCCTTGCGGCCCAGACCATCCAGAGCAATTTAATCAACAGCCGGTTGGCGTATGTGTTTGCATCTGGTAACAAGGCCGGTGCAGAATCTTTTAAAAAGATGTTCGACCAGATCATGCAGGGCGACCCCGCCGTTTTTGTGGATTCCTCTTTGCTTAAAGCGCCTAAAAATGGGGCATCCGGGCAAGCGCCATGGATGTACTTTGCGACAGACCTTAAAGGAAATTTCATCACCAACGAACTGTTGACAGCCCTTAAAACCATTAAAGCCCTGTTCGATACGGAAGTAGGCATTCCCAACACTAACACCAGCAAGAAAGAGCGGATGTTGACCGACGAAGTCAATTCTAACAACGTTGAGACAGCCGCCAAAGCGTCGCTATGGTTGGATAGCTTGCAGCATGGGTGCGAGCGGGTCCACAAGCTCTTTGGAATTGACAAATCTACTTTATGGGTCGATTGGCGTTTTCCGCCCGATACCGGGAAGCAGGAGGTGAACAACGATGCACGCAACGTTGAGCTTTAACGGCCTGTTGGCAAGATACCCGAAACTGTTCGACGACTTGAAAGTCCCTGACAATGTCTCTAAAGACGCTGTTTGCAATCAATTACTGTTTGATACGCTGGAATTGGAGGTATTATACGCGGATGGCCCCACTATGTGCAGGGCACTGGGCGTCTATTCTGAAACCATGCTCCCGAGCTGGACCCGGTACGCCGAGGCGCTGGGCCTTAAATACGATGTTTTGGCCTCCGATGACCGAACCAGAACCACCGACCATGCAGGAACCAGCGGCGGCACGATCAACCGCACAAACGGCGTGAAGGGAACAACTACCCGAGCACCTAACCTGACCACCACCGGCCAGAATACCGGCAGTGACAGCACCACCCGGGACGTTACGGGGTTTGACAGCGGGACATTGCATACCGCTGAAAAGAGCACTACGGCACTCGGTACTGGGAACACCATTACCAGCAGCGGCACGGACACGACCACCACCGATCAGACAACCACCGATAACAATACTTCGGAGTTGCACGACGGCTACAACGACACCGTGACAGAGAAGGGCCGGGCAGGACGGGACCCGCAAGACCTTATTGCCAAAGAGTTGACTCTTGCAATGGAGAATGCAGTTCATAAAATCGTTACGGACATCCGGGCAAACTTTTGTTTGCTGGTATATTAAGGAGATGTGATTATATGAGTATCAATCCTATCCACAGAGCGCCCTACACCAATTTCCATGATCTCAATCTTGATTGGATTATGGACGCGCTGAACGAATTCAACACCAAACTGACGAATTTCGTCAGCCTGGCCACGATCAAGTACGCAAACCCGATTCAGTGGGACATCACAAGCCAGTATGAGGCAAACACCGTTGTTGTGGACAGCAACGGCAACGCCTATCTTTCCGTGCAGCCGGTGCCGTCCGGCGTTTCTCTGGATCGTACCGAGTTCTGGACCAAAATTGGCAATTTCGATGAACTTTGGGCCGATGTCAAAAAGGCCATTACTCCCAACGATGAGGGCCACAGCCCCACCGCGACAGCTGCAAGAGCTGTTAACGATCTTGTCTGGGTCAATGGGGCGCTTGTACGTGTCACAAAAACAATGTCCGCCGGTGATGCCTACGTACCCGGCTCTAACTGTGTTAGCAGCTCCACAAATGAAGTTCTGCACTACCTTATCACCGCATTTAATGAGGGCTTGAGCGCAGAGAAAACGGCCCGGGAGGACGCCGACACCCAGCTTCAGACGGATATTGACAATGAGACACAGGCCCGGAAGGACGCCGACACCCAGCTTCAGACGGATATTGACAATGAGACACAGGCCCGGAAGGACGCCGACACCCAGCTTCAGACGGATATTGACAATGAGACACAGGCCCGGAAGGACGCCGACACCCAGCTTCAGACGGATATTGGCAATGAGACACAGGCCCGTATTGAGGCAGATAAGAAATTACAAAAACAGATTGAGGACAAATCCTCTGGTGCATTTGCTAACGTTAAGGACTACGGTGCATTAGGCAACGGCTTAGCGGATGATACGGAGGCAATTAAGCGTGCTATGGCATCTGGTCTTCCACTGCTGTTCCCGGATGGTACATACAATATTACACAGGACGTCACACTGACCGGCTCCTATTTTGCGTACAACGCAATGTTGATTGCGACCACATGCACAGTAACCATCACCGCACCGATTGCCGGTGCTAACTGTCATTTCCGTAAAGCAAACAACGGCACAATCAAGATGACCGATAGCGTTGTACTGGTTGACTGGTTTAATTATGAAGGTGATTTAGGGTCTGCTATCAGCAATTATCTCTCCGATTATGAGGGTACAGTGAAGTTTGGTCGTCCTGCTACATATGCTGGACTTAGCACTGATACTACATACATTGTAAGTAATAATATTTATCTTCAACCGCACACAACATACGATTTGCAGGGGTGTGTTATTAAGCTCACTACTGCCAACAGCAGATTCATTTTTAACGGTAGTAATACCGCCCATGTGGAACGCACTATCTTTCGCAATGGCGTTATTATCGGTGCGACCGATGATGTAGACGCGGCTTTTACTTCGGAGTATTCTGAGCGATTCTTCATTGAGGATATGTTTATAATCGGCTGCCGAAAGGTGCTAGAATGTTCGCATACTATCAATATACAGGTGCGCAATATTATACATGATATTGCACTTGCAACCTCTAAACCTGTTGTGAGTTATCATTTAGTAGAGAGTTCCACGGGTGCAACTGGTATCTCCGGCAACGCCTCTTTCCGCGCTGAAAACTGCATTTCCAGCCTCGGCAGTGCTACAGGGGATAGGTGGATGTTCCTTGCTGATTCTTCCAACGATATTCGAGATATTTATATCAGCAACTGCGAATGCAGCAACTCCAATGGCATATGGATTAACGCAACCTCGACACCATCAACGGTTTGGGACATTCTGATTGATGGTTTCATTGCAGACCAGTGCCCGCACACCGGCATTCACTTGACAAATTGTCTTCATGGCGCAGTACATATTTTAAACAGCTATAGTAACGCACCGGCATACGGCATCCGACTGGTAAAATCGACAGCTGTTATCAATACATGTCAGTTCCTTGCTACGGCACCCATGAATGGTATTTACATCGAAGGGGGGTGTATGGCGGTTTCTATCAGTCATTGCACTTTTATTGATGTATCGAGTCCGATTTACATCGGAGACGGCTTAGGAACCATCGTGGACGATATTACGGTAGTGCGCAATACCCTGCATGGAGAAAACGCCCCAGCTGTATTTGTCGGTTCGGAGTGGTGCTTTATTACTAGGCTTTCTGGATGGAATATAACACCCGCCTACACAGCAGGTGTACAGTTTGGTGCAGGCAACTGTACGTTTGGATTCATCAACGGGTTTGACCCTACAAAGTACTCAAAACTGGGTGCCCCTACAAACATTCAGCAAATTTCCACTACTGCTATTTAAACACAACAGCCCCCCTCGACAGAGGGGGCTGTTTATTCTATATGTTGCTATTTACATTGTAAAAATTGCTGTACTCCCCTACCCTACCGAGTG